AATATTTGGTATGTAGAAAAAGTAGAACAGCCAATTATAGAAAGGTCTAATGTATTATTCAAAAGAGAACGAGCTCCTTTTGAAGAACAAGACAGTTAAGATATTTGGTCCACCGGGAACAGGTAAAACGACTCTTCTTCTTAATCGTCTTGATAAACTATTTTCAAGAGGAATCTTACCCTCGCAAATTGCTTATCTATCGTTTACGAACAAAGCAGTAGATGAAGCGAGAGACAGAGCCAGGAAAAGATTTCCTGATTTAAGTGATGATGATATTAGAAATTTTAGAACGATCCATAGTTTTTGTAGACAAGCTTTTAAGAAAAAACCTGTGATTGATCCAGAAGTAGACATGGTAGAATTTGCTCAAGCTCTTAATCTACCAAAGCTAGGTTATGAAAAACATAATGGTGTTTCAGTTTGGAATGATTGGTCGCTTCGTATCTACGATAAAGCAAGAAATAGAATGATAGATCCAATGCAGCAATACCAAGAAGAAAAAGTAAAACGAGTGGTGTGGCCTAAGTTTAAACTGATTATTGAATCGTATGAGGAATATAAAAAAGACCACCGAGTAGACTTCACCGATATGTTAATTGAGTATTTAGAAAAAGGCGGAGATGTCTTTCTTAAAGTATTAATTGTAGATGAAGCGCAAGATCTTACACCTTTACAGTGGAGATTGGTAGAGAAGTTAGCTATTCATTCAGATAAAGTATATTTAGCAGGCGATGATGATCAAGCTATTTATGAATGGAATGGAGCGGATGTTGAGTTTTATACAAGGTTTCCAGGTCGTAATAAGGTGCTTTCTAAGTCTTACCGGTTACCTTTAATGATTCATGATTACTCTCAATACCTTGCCTCTCACATAAAGAACAGAGTACCTAAAGATTTTAAACCACAAAAAATGACGGGTGCTATTCATACGTATAATCGTTTAGTGGATATTCCTTTTCGAAAATTAGGAACCTGGTTGATTTTGACGAGAACCAATGAAATAAAAAATGAAATGAAAAGTCATGCAAAAGAAATGGGTTTATATTTCCAGGACACCAAAGGATCTAAATCTTTTGATATCAACAAATATAAGGCGATTAAATTGTGGAGTAAATTAATGAATGGGGAGAGTATTATTAAAGAAGATATCGGCATCTTATACACGTATATCAATGATATTGCTTACGGATGGAGGAGCATGGAGTCCAAAAAATGGTTAGCAATACCACACGACCAGTCTTTAACGTATGATTTTTTACACGAATCAGCAGGACTAGAAGTACCGAAAGACCACTGGACAGTTACTTTTGATAGAAATTTTCCTGATAAAGACAAATTATATTTTGAAAATATTTTAGAAAATGGTAAGGATATATTAAATGAATCAAATATTATTATTGATACTATTCATTCTATCAAAGGTGGAGAAGCAGACCATGTTGTCTTGTATGAAAAGAGTTGTTGGCCTGCTGATCTTAAATCAAAAATTGGGTTGGAACGATCTTCTGAATTTAGAGTATGGTATGTCGGAGCAACCCGAGCGAAACAAGAACTACATCTTTTAAGATCTAATCATGAATACACATTTCCTTTGTGTAGAATGCTTAGTGAACTAAACAACGTGAGGTACGAAAATGACAGATAAAGACATGTTTAATAAAACTTTTCCTAATATGTATCAGGTAGATGGAGATCATTATGTACAATTAAAAATACAACCTTTTACCTACTCTCGTATTAATAATTTTAATGTTACGCAGTCTAATATTATTAAATACGCTAGCCGTTTGTATAATCACCCAGATGGTCCTGTAAGTATGTTAGAGAAAATTAAACACTACTGCGATTTAGAAATACAACATTTAAGAGAAAGTAAACATGACACATCAGATTAATTTTTTATTTAAAGAGTCCGATTGGAAAACTCCTACTCATTTTCCTAACTTAAGAGAAGCTAAGGAGATTGCCATTGACTTGGAAACAAAAGATCCTAACATCAAAGATAAAGGACCTGGTTGGCCTACCATGGATGGAAACATCATAGGAGTATCGGTAGCTGCTGATGGTTTTAATGGATACTACCCGGTTGCTCATGAGTCTGGTTCGAACATGGATTACAAAATGGTGATGGATTGGGTGCAAGAGATTTGTAGTGGTCCTGGAGATAAAATTTTTCACAATGCACATTATGACGTAGGTTGGTTAAGGGCGCACGGAGTACGGATCCAACAAGGTAGGATCATTGATACGATGATTGCCTCCGCGTTAGTAGACGAAAATAGATTTTCTTATTCTTTGAATGCTTTATCTTATGACTGGTTAGGAGAAACAAAGTCAGAGCAGGAATTAAAAAACTCAGCTGCGGAATGGGGAGTAGATGCTAAAGGAGAAATGTACAAGCTACCCGCACAATATGTCGGTTTCTATGCAGAACAAGATTCAGCCTTAACTTTAAAACTGTGGCAGTATTTAAAAATTAAAATAGAAAAAGAATCGTTAAAAGATATTTTTGAATTAGAGTGTGATGTCTTTCATGTCATACACGAAATGATGGCACATGGAATTAAAGTAGATCTAGAACAAGCACAAAAATTAAAAACAGAATTTGTAGAAAAAGAAAAACAATTACTACATGCTATTAAAAAAGAAGCTAATGTAGATGTAGATATATTCGCTGCAAGATCCATTGCGAAAGCTTTTGATAAATTACATATTAAATATCCCTTAACAGAAAAGTCAAAAGAGCCTAGTTTCACGGCTAATTGGTTGTTAAATTGTGACCATAAAATAGCAAAGTTAATTAGAGAAGCGAGGGAAACACATAAGTTTCATGCTACTTTTATTGATTCTATCTTTAAATTTACACATAAAGGTCGTATTCATGCTTCGATTAACCAGTTACGGGGAGAGGGTGGAGGAACCGTATCCGGTAGATTAAGTTATAACAATCCTAACCTGCAGCAAGTACCCGCTAGGAATGTAGAGTTCGGTCCTAAAATAAGATCGTTATTCAAACCAGATAGCGGAATGCAATGGGGTAGTTTTGATTATTCCCAACAAGAGCCTAGGATTGTAGTCCACTATGCTGTTTCTATTGGTTATGAAGGTGCTGGAGAATTATTAAAAGCGTATCAAAAAGAAGATGCAGACTTTCATCAAACGGTAGCAGAGATGGCCGACATACCTCGTACTCAAGCGAAAACAATTAATCTTGGATTATTTTATGGAATGGGTGTAAAAAAATTAGCGAGAGAACTAGGGATCTCACAAGAAGATGCGGATCAAATTTTAAACAAATATAATACCAGAGTGCCTTTTGTAAAACAACTAGCAAGAAGATGTATGGATTCTGCGGAAAAATATGGTTCGGTTAGAACTTTAAAAGGTAGAAGATGTAGATTTGATCTTTGGGAACCGCAAGCTTGGGGATTACATAAAGCAGTACCTTATGATCAAGCTATTGCAGCGTATGGTAAAAATGCAATTAAAAGATCTGGTACGTTTAAATCATTAAACCGATTAATTCAAGGATCCGCTGCCGATCAAGTTAAAGTAGCAATGGTGCAGTGTTTTAAAAATGGATTTTTACCCCTACTTCAAATTCATGACGAACTATGTTTTAATGTAAGACCGGGAGATAAAGACGTAAAGGATATAAAACATATTATGGAACATTGTATCGAAGAATTAAAAGTGCCATCAAAGGTAGATGTAGAGACAGGAGCTAGTTGGGGTGAGTGTAAAAAATTATAAAGAAGATTCTAAAGTTAATTTAGGTCAATGTCCTCATTGTAGTGTAGTCGTTAATTTAGAACGAACGGAAGAAAAACAAATTTTTATTTGTCCTATATGTTTAAAAAAATGCAAACAACATATTAACGGTAAGATATTATACAATACGATCAATTTTAGTTTAGACGAAAGCGAAGAATATCCTTAAGAGAAAACGCAACTTCAGCGATAAATCTCTGACTTAACTAGCCAGCGATGCTAAAAGCATCCATATTTGTTTTGTGTGCAATAAACTCATCGTTAGAGATCATTAATCTTTTTAATTCTTTGATCTCTTGATCAATCTCATTACACTCAAGTGTCACTTTACCTTCTTCAAGAAATGACTTTGCCCACTTCTGCTCTAAAGCCATTTTCCTTTGTAGAAGTGACTGGGATTGTAATATCACGGTCAATCTCCTCAAATGTTGTATGAATCAGCTTAGGAGACCTGAAGTTCTTTTTATCTATCAAAAAATCACCCTGTTCCAGAGCCAAAACATACTGTTTTTTTGCATCTTCATCGTCTTTGGCTTCTACCCTAGCCTCTATCTCAAAACCAGCATAGAAGGACTTAAAAAGATACAACTTCATATGATTAATTTAATCTCCGTGGGAGTATTTGTCAAGACCCTTGTTTTTTGGTAGTTTCTATGCACCAAAGCTCGCCTTGTGTTATAATAATACCTTTATTTTCAAGCTGTGTGCGTATTCTAATACCTAGTTTTTTACCTGCATTATCACATTCATGTAAAGTTGCATAACGAGCTGGTGGATCTTCCCAAACATTAAAACAATTTTCTTGAAAAATTTTAACATCAGGATCGAATACACATATCATTCCAAATAAAGCGAAAGTTTTGAACATAGTTCAACCTACTATTAAAATTTCTTCTTGACAATGATATATCAAACACTATTATCGTGGGATATGAAAAAAATGGTAGATCAAACATTGCAAGTTTCTAGCGATGGTAGGACAAGTGATTCGTATAAAGACGCTAAGTCTTTAGATGAATTTCACATAGAAACAATGACGGTTCAATTGGATAAAAGGGAGAAAACATTAAAACTGTTTACTAACTCGATTGAAAAACAAAAACTTTACTCTGAAAGTTTTATAGATCTTCACGATAAATTTTTAGAGGTAGGAAATCTTATACAGGAGGTGTTTACAAAATGGCAAAGATTAAAGAATTAGTTTCTTGGAAAGATAAAAGGATCCATGCGATCAACCGCCTTTCTAAGATCAAGGGCTGGGGAGCCTCTCCTAACAACCCCTACTTCGAACAAGTGTATCGAATCTATGCATCCAAAGCAACTAACCTACGGGAGTTTAAACATGAAGAAAAAAAACTTAACGATTAGTGGTTATTACTTTGATGGTAAAGACAGTTACACGATCCACGAAGACGAGCATGGTAATTCTACGATGGAAAAGCAAGCAGCTAAAGTGCAACAAGGATACCGGGATAATGCAGCATTTAAACTTAAACAAATAAAGGAGAACGAAAATAATGGACATCAATAAATGGAAATCAGTAGCTATCCGTCATGATACCTGGAAAGTGATTCGTGCTTTAGGGATTAAAGACGAACGGAAACCAGTAGAAGTAGTAGCTTTACTGGTTCGTAAAGACATCGAACGAAGAGCGGATTTAAAGGGAATGTCTCCTGAAAAATACGTAGAACGACTCTTTTCTCAAGTCGAGAAGCATAAAGCCTTTAGTAATTCTGTAAACGGAAAAGCAAAAAAGTAGTTGCAAAGGATGCCAATTTCAACTAAATATAAACCAAAGCGCATTCGCGCCGTCACACATCAGCCTGTATACTGAGCACATGTATAACGAAATAGAGTTATGGCAATATATGTTTGCTCTAACTGTGTTTTTAATTTGGTTTATATTTAGGAAATGGTAACGATAGATAAAGAATTAGAAGATGCTTTAAACATTATTGCATCCAAAACAAATTTTGAAGAATACAACCGAATCAAATCGGTTTTATTTGGTCTATACGCAGGCTGCACTTATGGTTTCCCCGAGTACGGCATGGAATTTTTACATTACCTAGATCGTAAATACCTTGAGGCACGACGAGAACTCGTACAACAGAGAGGTTTACGTGTCATAAAGTAAATTAGAATTACAGGTGGTCGGACTTTCCACATTGAACTACCATTCAACCCCCACACCGGCCACCTCTAATTGGAGCTATGGATTTTGAACTTAGAAACGAATTTGAAGATAGAGAGTATTCCCCAGAAATAAGATTGTGGAGAGCCGTGTTACAAAAAGCTTTTGAAGATGTTTTTTACGAAGGCATGGAGCGACCTTTGATTATGCATAAAGACAATGCCTTCACCTGGTTTGTTGATGCCAATAATGATTTTGAGATGGTCTGTTACTACGCACAATTTGATCCGTCATACGTGCAAACTAAATTTCATCGCATGATTGATGAAAAGAAAATTTATTTCAGCGAAGGACAAGCCGATTATATTTACTGGCGGAAAAATTATTATGATAAAAGATTCCATTCAAAGAAAATATTATAGGCTGCATCGCGATCGTATTAATGCGAGACGCAGAAAGAGGAGGGCGGAGGACCCAGGAAAGTATAAACAAATAGAAATTAACCGATTTAAAAAAGAAGATAATTGGATTAAAGATATGTTTGTCCGAGCAAGATTGCGTGCAAAAAAAGATAAAGTACCTTTCACCATTACCTTACCTCAGTTGTTTGCTTCCTGGAAGAAACACAAAAAGAAATACGGCAAGCGTTGTGCCTATACCTTACAACCTTTAACTTTCATTCGGCATCGAGGTACGATTACCTGGAGTAATATTTCTTTAGATAAATTAGATCCGAAGAAAGGGTATACGCTTCGTAATATTGTTTTCTGTAATTTTGCTTTTAATATGAAAAAACATAAAATGACATTTAAAGATTGTCAAGCGGTGATAAGAGTGTATAAAGACACTCGATGAATCATTTAGATTTGTTTAGTGGGATTGGAGGATTTTCTTTAGGTTTAGAAAAAGCAGGTTTTACAACAAAAGCATTCTGTGAAATGGATCCTTTTTGTAAATTAGTGCTAAATAAACATTGGAAAGATATACCCGTATATGATAACATTAAAACATTGAATGGAACCCAAATCGAAAAAGACATCGGAGCAATTGACATTATCACAGGTGGTTTCCCCTGCCAGCCTTACAGTGTTGCAGGAAAACAAAAAGGAACTAACGACGACCGCTATCTCTGGCCAGAAATGTTTAGAGTCATTAGGGAAGTCCAACCCACCTTCGTTATTGCAGAGAATGTCAAAGGTCTTGTTAACATCCAAGACGGCATGGTCTTCGAAACTGTGTGCTCTGACTTGGAAAGTGAAGGCTTCGAAGTCCAAACGTTTATTATTCCAGCTGCAGGCATCGGTGCACCGCATAAAAGAGAACGAGTCTGGATTGTGGGCTACTCCGAACACAATGGATCACTTACCTCCAAGATCAGAAGAGGGAACCCTCAAATTAATGCAAGGACAGAGGAAGGGCAGAACACGACCATCGAATCTGAGAGAACAAGTGGATCCCAACACCATGCGATTATGGAGAACTCCCGACGCACACTGCGACAGGGGAGCCAGTTCGGAACAGAGAATGAAAATGAAATTAGAGAAGAAGATGCCAATCAGTTTGAACGATCAAGTGAGACACGAGAAGATGTTGTGGCCAACACCGAGAGCATCGGGGCAGGAGAATCCAGAAAGCTTAATCAAGAGAAAAGGAATCAAGAAAGCCATGCAACACAATTTAACGGCAGCGGTACAAATGATGCCGACACCGACTTCGAGGGATTACAAGGACTCAGGTCCGAACACG